GATCTGAATCTGGGCAGACAGTGAGCATCAAAATAGGATCAGTGACAACAGGTGGCGCTGGTTCAGATGCGGAAGTGAAAAATGCCGGAGACAACAAGAATATGATTCTTGATTTCGTGATACCGAAAGGCGACAAAGGACAAGACGGAGCTGCCGGAGCGAAGGGAGAAAAAGGCGACCAAGGAGATAAGGGCGCAGATGGCGCACCAGGAGCTGACGGTAAGGATGGCGTCGACGGTAAGAGTATCAGTGAAGTTATCAACTATTATTTGGCGACATCTGCTTCAAGTGGTGTCACAGCGAAAACAGCTGGATGGACAACAACAGTGCAGTCAGTTTCATCAAGTAAAAAGTATCTGTGGAATTATGAGGTTGTAAAACTGACAGATGGAACGATCGTAAGTACATCAATGCCATGTATTATAGGTGCGTATGGTGATAGAGGAAATCCAGGAGCCGATGGTAAGGACGGAAGTGACGGCACGAATGGAACTGACGGAATAGGAATTAAGGAGATAGAGGAGTTTTATGCTGTATCAACCTCGAATACTAAAGTACCAACATCATGGTCTACAACAGTACCGACGATGACAGCAACAAACAAATACCTTTGGAACTATGAAACGATCACATATACGAACAATACTTCGGTAGATACTGCAAAGAAGGTTATTGGTGTGTATGGAGATAAGGGAGCTACCGGAGCGAAGGGTGATACCGGTGCAACCGGGAAAGGTGTTAAATCAACTGCTGTGACTTATCAGGCATCGTCTAGTGGGACAACAACCCCAACTGGAACGTGGAGTACGACGATTCCAACGGTATCAGCAGGACAGTATCTTTGGACAAGAACGATTATCACCTATACAGACAACACAACATCTACATCATATTCAGTTGGGCGTAATGGAACGAACGGTACGAATGGAACCAATGGAACGAACGGCAAGGATGGAGCAGCTGGAAAAGGTATCAAATCCACGGCAGTAACATACCAAGCTGGAGCATCAGGAACTACGGTTCCAACTGGGACGTGGTCTGCGTCGATACCGGCTGCGGACACATCAATGCCATATCTTTGGACGAGGACAATTATTACCTACACTGATAATACGACATCTACATCATACAGTGTAGGTGCTACGCCAGAAGGAATGGTTCAAAAGAAAAAGATTATTTCCGAAATCAACCAGTCAGCAGAGGAGATTTCAATCAAGGCTGAAAAAATCAGTCTCGAAGGTCTTGTCACCGCCAATGAGAATTTCAAAGTGCTGGAAGATGGCTCAATAGAGGCGAAAAATGGTAAGTTTACCGGTGATTTGACGACAACAAGTTCTTTGAGAATATATAAAGAACTTGTTATTGGAAATAATCATACAGGTAAGTATATGGATGCGTCCATTGATGTTGATGTTGCTGGGCTCAGTCAAAAAGTATACGGTTTGCAAGATGATTTATCTGTAATTACTGCATCTTCAGAAGTAACAGGTTTGCAGAGTTTGTATATTGATTCAAATACAAATATGCTTAAAGTACCAAATTATCTTGTGGGAACAAATGCGCAATTTGAATATGCGAATTTTACAACAATGCTAGGAGCGCAGCAGTTAGCTGTGGCGGGAAATGCTGGTATTGGAAATAATCTAAGAGTTGGGAATGTATTGAATGTAGGAAGTCAAATTTCGATATGGTCTGACGCTGAAGGGGGAAATATTAAGCTAAAATCACCAGGAAATTTCGATTATCAGATTGACACCAACGGAGACAAATTGCGAATTTACACATTCGGAAACGATGGGGTATATCGCGATTATCCGCTTATGGGATTAGACGGACATAACAATCGTGTATTGTGGTCTGGAGGATGGTGGCCGGTGTCTAGTCAGACAGCGTATTTATCTCAACCTATATCCGCGCAACCAAATGGCATTGTGATTGTGTTCAGATCATATATCCCGGGAGTCGGAATGAGTGATGGATTTTATTCATTTTACTTCGTTCCAAAAGCAAGGGTGACGAATTGGGATGGAGACGGTGGCGGTCATTCTGTATATTGCTCTAGTTCAGATATGTCATATGTGGCGAACAAATATCTGTACATAGGCGACACATGGATTAGTGGTAATGATAATAACAGCAAAGGTACATATACATCGTCGTCCGGTATCAAGAGTACACCGAACAGATTTGCAATGTTTAGAATAATAGGAGTGTGATTTTAATGGCATTAAAAAAGAAAATTACAGAAAAAAATGGTATTGTGACAGATTATCATAGAATAGCGATGTTGAGTGTCGAAGTTAATCAGCAATGCACTATATTAGTACACTCATATCTGACAGAAGACGCTAGGATTGGCGAAAAGCAGTACCGGGATGGTGTTGTATCAGAATTACCTCCGCACTATGTGAAGGGTGAATACTATAACACCGATTACGATGAAGATATGAACGTGAAGAAAGCATACGAGTACATTAAGTCGCTTCCTCAATTCGAGGGAGCCGAAGATGCATAAAGGAAAGGAGCTACTATATAATGAAAAAATATAATACAACGCTTGGCGAGTTATTCAATACTCGTCAGGCAATTATCAACAAAGACATCGTCAATATGGCATTCTCCCGAAAAGGGGGATTGTCAGTTGCGAGAAACATGAAGAAAATCGACGACGAGTTGGTCGAGTACAGCAAAGCAAGAAACGAGTTGATTCGGAAGTACTCTTCCGATGGTGTCACGATGGAGCGATCAAGCCCTAATTGGGATGCGTTCGTCAAGGAGTTTGACGAACTTGGTTCTGTCGAAACGTCGATTGAGATCAACACAATCACCGAGTTCGATTTGCCGGACGCAATCACACCGGCAACATGCCTTGCAATTGAATTCATGATCGGAGAGGAGTAACACATGACAGATGTTGAAAGAAAGATGACTACAGATGAGATTAAAGGACTTTTGACTGGAATTTCATCAATTTGTTGTTCGGCGGCTACATCACTTGATTTTTCTGGGACAGATGAAATCACACCTAAAATGGATGCTGTATTAGAATACATATCTCGTATTGAAGAAAAGGTTAATGCATTAAACAATTTGGATGATTCAGGAAGTAATGCTGAAGAGGACAATGCTGCAATGACAACTGTTATTGCATAAAATAAAAAGAAGGAGGCTGATTATTATGCAGATAATCGACACACATTTAAAGTTTAAATCTCTCACAAAGAGAAAAAGTACGGATGGAGGAGTTGTATTTCATCATTCTGCATGTCACGGTAGTGTAGAGGATATTCACAGAATGCATCTTGCAAATGGATGGTCTGGCATTGGGTATCATATCTATATTCGTTTAGATGGCAAAGTATACAAGGGCAGACCAATCGATATGATCGGCGCACATGCATCTGGTGTGAATTACAACACGATTGGAGTTTGTTGTGAAGGAAATTTTGAAAATGAGCAGATGCCAGAAGCACAGAAGCAGGCTTTGAAAGAAGTTGTTTCATGGCTTCGCAATGAATATGGAATTACTCGATTCAGAAAGCATAGTGATGTGAGTAAGACTGCATGCCCCGGAAAAAACTTTCCGTTTGGAGAAGTGGTGAAAGTATCCGAGAATATCCCATCGAAGACTGAATCTATACAGCAGATTCAACATATCGCTGGTAAGGGCACTATCATTCGTGCCGGACAGATCCATGCGAATAATTTTGCCGGTGCCGGAATCGTAACGGATGGTATTCGTGGAAATGCGACCTTAAAAGCAGGAATTAAGGTGTTACAAACAGCGATGAACTTAGACTATAAGTCGAAACTTGCGGTTGATGGGATTTATGGATCTGCCACTAAAGCCGCACTTGGAAAGCACTATGTAAAAAAGGGCGAGAAACAGTACATGGTTACTGCACTGCAGATTTTGCTTATGCTTAAAGGATATGCGTGTGATCTCACATGTCCGGGGGTATTTGACACAGCTACAGAATCAGTAGTGAAAGAGTATCAGAAAAACAATCTGCTTACAGTTGATGGTGTTGTTGGATATAATACATGGATGTCGCTTATTCACTAAGTGGAGAAAGAAGGGAAAGACTATGGCACATTTAGTAACAGGGTATGCCGGGAAAGAACATATTAGATCAGCAGATCAGGGCAGCTTCAATGCTGCCTTTTTTGGTGATGGAGAATTTGTTATGAGTAGCGGATCAAGATTTGCAGGAGCAATTATCAATAACAACACAGTTAGAATTTCTGACGGCGATATGCTGATGCAGGGCAGACATATCCGTATTGAACCGAATACTTATGAAGATTTGACAATATCGACAGGTACCGCAGGAACAAATCGAATTGATCTGATCGTAATGACCTACGAGAAAAATGCGGCATCAGGTATTGAATCTGCAAAGTTAGAAGTTGTACAGGGGACAGCAACGTCAGGAACACCGTCTGCTCCTGAAATAGTAAGTGGAGATATTTTAAATGGTGATTTGAAAAATCAAATGCCGCTATATGCGGTTTATGTATCAGGTGTAGCACTGACCAAGATATCAACACAGTTTATGGTCTGTCCGACATATAAAGATTTAGCAATCTATTATGCACAACAGTTCCAGAACGCATGCGAAACACATTTGAATTCTTTAAATATCATTGACTCTGCTGATGCAATCGACGCAAATTCAGCAGCAAATCAGCTTGCAGGAGCACTTGGTGTTAAAGAGCTTGCAAGTCAAAAGGCACCAGTGGCGCATATACATGATGATTTATATTACAGAAAAGCTATACTTGACCAAGCACTTAGTGCTAAAAGCGATACTAATCATAATCATGACGAAAGATATAGTCGTGTTAACCATAATCATGATGAAAGATATTGTTTGCCGGTTGGTACAGCTGTACTTAATTCGAACCTATATAGTGCACCATTTAAATACGGTAAATGGAAATGTGCAGGATATGTTAATATTGAACTGTATGATGCCAATGGTGAAATTAGAATAATAGATCCATATGTTTGGACCAGAGAATCATAGAAAAGGGGTAAAACATGACATCAATAATATCTGCCATGATTGCGGCGTTTGTTACATTGATCGTATGCTTAATCAATAATCACTATCAGCAAAAGGCTGCAAGCAAAAAGCATGATGAAACAATTGCATTGATAGAGTACAAGCTTGATGAGCTATCAAAAAGAGTAGACAAGCACAACAATGTTGTTGAACGTACATATCGTTTAGAGGAGCAACAGGCGGTCACAAATGAGAAAATTCGTACCGCAAATCATAGAATTGAGGATTTAGAAAATTTAGAGAAGAAAGGATGATGAATATGGATTTATCAAATTATGTAACAGTATTACCGATCGTGATCATTTGTTATCTGGTTGGAATCGGGTGTAAGGCGAGCAAGAAGATCAGCGATAAGGTGATACCGGTAATCGTAGGAATTGTGGGAGGAATCATTGCAGTACCTGCTATGTATGTGATGAAGAGCTTTCCGGCGGAAGATATTATCACGGCGATTTCAGTTGGCATCATGTCTGGTCTTGCTTCTACCGGAGTAAATCAGATATATAAGCAGAGCAAGAAATAAAATTACTACCCCATTAGCAAACGTCTATGGCGGTCCTGACGGGGAAATGGGCGCATCCATGCGTTATCTGTCCCAGCGATATGCTATGCCATACAAAGAGTGTCAGGCAACTCTGACGGATATCGGAACGGAAGAACTCGGACATCTGGAGATTGTTGCATCCATCATCTACCAGTTGACGAAGAATCTTTCTATGGAAGAAATCAAGGCTTCCGGCTTTGACAAATATTATATCGATCACACGATTGGTATCTGGCCGCAGGCAGCGGGAGGCATTCCGTTTAACGCATGCGAATTCCAAAGCAAGGGGGATACGATTACCGACCTGTACGAGGATCTGGCGGCTGAACAGAAGGCACGCAGTACCTACGACAACATCCTCCGGTTATGTAAGGATTATCCGGATGTTTACGAGCCGATCAAATTCCTGCGTGCACGTGAAGTAGTGCATTTCCAGCGGTTTGGTGAAGCACTTCGACTGGTGCAGGATAAATTGGATGAGAAAAATTTCTATGCATTCAATCCGGCGTTTGACCGCTCGGCTCCATGCGTGGATAAGAAGAAATGTAATTGTGAGAAATAAGAATTTCTTGGGGCTTAATCCAATATAAAAAGGGACTGCCGTGTAATGGGGATGGCAGTCCCTTGATTTTGGGTTGCTGTGTGCTTTGATCTTTTACTCCTGCAGTGTATAAAATAACTTCGTCTCATCCACAATCCGATATTTCCCGTCGGTATAATCGACGATCATCACATTGCAGTTTTGCTGCAATCCGCCCGACCAGAAATCTTTGATTTCGTGTTTCTTAATATAAGACATGATTCCTTTGTTGAGCGCACCGTGTGCGACAATCATCACACGCTCGCAGGAAGTGGCGAGCGGTTCGATCTTATCCTGCATAAAATCCCCGGCACGTGCGATCAGGTGCGGAAGCGTCTCTGCGTCGTCTGCAGGCACATACAATTCCGGCTGCTTGAAGAAGTAGCGGAAGGTAAGCGATTCGTCCTTGATCAGCTCCGAAAAATTCTGACCTTCAAAATGTCCGAACGATAATTCTCGCAGCCGGTCATCCGTTTCAATCTCGATGTCCCGTCCGTTGCGGATCAGACAAGCTGTTTCGTAGGCACGTTTAA